TCGCCGAGGGCACGCTCATGCCGCTGTGGCGCGGCGCCGCCGCGGCCCTGTCCCCGCTCGTGAAGCTCCCGCCATCGGCTGGCGCGGCGCGCCTCTGGTACGACACCCGTGACATTGCGTTCCTCCGTGAGGACGCGAAGGACGCCGCGCAGATCCTCTCGACACGCGCGCAGACGATCCGGAACCTCCTCGACGCCGGCTTCGAGCCCGATGCGGTCGTCCGAGCCATCGAAGCCGATGACCTCGGCATGCTGCTCGGCAACCACTCGGGTCTGTTCTCGGTCCAGCTCCAGCCGCCCACGACTTCTACGCCGGATGAGACCGGCGCCCCCTCGAACGCTCCGGAGGATCCAGGTGAAAACGCTGCGTGATCTCGCGGTGGTGCGGTCCGCGGTCGCACCCGTGACGCTCCGCCCCGACACTCGCAAGACCATCTCTGACGAACTCGCCGACACCGCCGCCGAGGCCGCGCAGCGCGCGGACGCCGGCGACAGCCAGGGCGACATCATGACCGTCGGATTCTCGGCGTTCGACACCTGGTACCCGATCGATTCGTTCTGGGAGGGCCGGTTTCTGGAGCGCACGGCTCCCGGGTCGTTCGCCAAGACGATCGCGGAGCGTGCCGACCAGATCAAGGTGCTGTTCAACCACGGCATGGAGATGCTGACCGGAGACATGATCCTCGGTGCGATCTCGCTGCTGGAGGAGCGTGCGAATGGCCCGTACGCCGAGGTGCCGCTCCTGGATGGCGTGCCGCCGCTGATTGTCTCCGGCCTGCGCGCCGGCGTGTACGGCAGCTCGTTCATGTTCGAGGTCCTTCGCGACGACTGGAACCTCGAACCTCAGCGCTCCGACTACAACCCCGACGGCATCCCCGAGCGCACCATCCGCGAGGTCCGGCTCCTGGAGTTCGGGCCCGTCACGTGGCCGGCGAACCCCGCCGCGACCGCCGGCCTGCGTTCGGACACCGACCGGTACGCCGAGCGGCTGCGCGACCGCGCCCCGGAGCGCTTCGAGGCGCTCGCCGCTCGTTTCACCGACTTCCGTGCACAGCACGGACTTCGCACCCCCGAGACCGGCGCCGCCCGACAGGGCACCCCGGACGAGGGCGCCGCGAACATGACCGACGCGCCGGACACCGCGCCCGCGGATGTTCACCCGGACGGTCTGTCCCCCGATCACCGTGCCGCGCAGCTGCGCGGCCTGAAGCTCATGGAGCTCACACGATGAATGAGCAGGAGCTGAGGGACGGCCTGGCCTACGTCCGGGCGTGCCTCACCGACATGCACGAGAAGGCCGACGGCCGGCCCCTCACCGAGGACGAGCAGCGTTCCTGGGATGAGGGCTTCGCCTACGTCGAGGCCACCGAGCGGTCCCTGAAGGCGATCGAGGAGCGGCGCGCGCAGGCGCAGCGGCTCGCTGCGATGCCCAGCCACACCGAGTCCGGTGACGGCGCCCAGGGCGCCCCGAGGTCGCCGGAGTTCATGCGGCAGGTCGAGCCGTTCGACGGCCGCGAGGTCCGCAGCCTCACGCGCCGCGAGGCCACCGATAAGGCGCTGAAGGCCGCCGAGCTGAAGGACAACGTCCGGCACCTGTCCACCGACCAGCTCGACCGCGTCGACCTGCTGCTGCGCAAGTCGAACCTCGACCACGACGGTTCGCACGTCGCACGGATGCTGCTGCTGACCGAGAACGACCACTACCGGTCCGGCTGGCAGAAGCTCGTCACGCAGGCACAGCCGGTGCTGACCGCCGAGGAAGCGCGGGCGATGAACGCTTTCCAGGAGTACCGGGCCATGTCCGGCTCCGTGGACACGGCCGGCGGCTTCGGCGTGCCGGTCCTGATCGACCCGACGATCATCCTCACGGCGCAGGGCTCGCTGAACCCGTTCCGGCGGCTGGCCCGGGTCGAGACCATCACCACCGACGCGTGGAATGGCGTGTCGTCGGCCGGTGTCACCTGGTCCTACGGCACGGAGGGCTCGCCGGCTTCGGACAACAGCCCGACGCTCGCGCAGCCGACCGTGCCCGTCCACGAGGCCAAGGGCTTCATCCCGTTCAGCATCCGGGTCGGGCAGGACTACCCCGGCTTCGCCGACGAGATGAGCCGGCTCCTGATGGAGGGCTACGACGAGCTCCAGGCGCAGAAGTTCGCCGTCGGTACCGGCACGAACGAGCCGTTCGGCATCATCACCGCCCTCGACGCGAACACCAACGTCGAGGTCAAGGTCGGCACCAACGGCTCCCTCGCCGGCAGCGACGTCAACAAGGTCTGGGGCGCGCTCCCGGACCGGTACAAGGCCAACGCCACCTGGGTCATGAACGAGGGCGTCGCAAACGACTTCGCGTCGCTGGCGAACAACAACAACTGGTCGAACTTCACCGTCGACCTGACCGGCCAGGTCGAGCAGATCCGCAACCACCCGGTCGAGTTCTCCAGCTACTTCCCGTCGGCGCTCACCACGGGCGCGGGCGCGAACGTCGCGGTCGTCGGCGACTTCCGGAACTTCCTGATCGTCGACCGAATCGGCATGACCGTCGAGCTGGTGCCGCACCTGTTCGACGCCACGACCAACATGCCGACCTCGCAGCGCGGATGGTTCGCCTACGCCCGCAACGGCGCCGACTCCATCAACGATCTTGGTTTTAGACTTCTGCAAAACACCTGATAAGCAGTAGTTTCAGCCAACTACAGAACTATGCTGAGTGAATGAAGATTTGCTCAGTGCAGGACTGTGATCGTCCAGTCCAAGCTCGGGGACTGTGCAGTTCCCACTACGCGCGATTGCGCCGCGGGGCCCCTCTCGAGGCTCCGATGCGCAAACGTCGTGAGGGATACACGATCTGCACCGTCCCCGAGTGCGGACGTCCATCGCTCGCTCGAGCGCTCTGCCAGATGCACTACTGGCGCTGGCGGACTCGAGGAGACGTAGGCACGCCAGAGAAAGAGCGTCCGGGCGGAAGCCGCTTCGTGATGCGCGCGGGCTACGTGAAGATCCACATGCCGGATCATCCGGGTGCAGCAAGCGACGGATACGTGCTCGAGCACCGCATCGTCATGGAGCACGTTCTCGGGCGCCATCTGCGCAAAGAAGAGTCTGTGCACCACAAGAACGGCATCCGCGACGACAACCGGCCGGAAAACCTCGAGCTCTGGGTCTCCCCTCAGCGAGCCGGTCAGCGCGTCGAAGATCTCGTGACCTGGGTGCTCGAGACCTACCCCGAATACGTGAAGGCGGCTCTCGAGGGTCGCCCGCACCTGTTCATCACATAGGCCCTCCCGCCCTGTCGTCCTCGGGTGAGCGGCAGGGCGGGAGTATCACCCGAGATCACCCGTGGAGAACCCATGAAGATCGTGTTTGCGAAGGAGCCGCGCGTCATCGCTCACGGCGGCCAGCGCATCGCACTCCGGCCCGGCGAGCCCTGGGACGGCGACGACCCGCTCGTAACCGAGTACCCCGACGCGTTCGTCGATGGACCGTCCACGGTTCGTTCGACCCGCGATGCCAGCGGCCTCGTCGCCGTCGGTGAGCCGCCGGTCGAGCGCGCCACCCGTGCGCCGGGGGAGAAGCGCAACGTGCGGCGGCCGAAGGCCGGCCAGTGACCGAGGCGCCCACGATCGACATGGCCGGGTCTGTGACCCTGGCCTATCTACACTCGAATGAGGTCGCGCACTCCTGGCACCTGAGCGTGCTCGATCTGCTCACCTATGACCTCGCCCACAGCCAGCGGATCGTCCGCGGCAGCTTCCTGACCACCCGATGCGGTACCGGCGGGATCGTCGAGGGCCGGAACGCCGCCGTCGAGCGGTTCCTCCAGCGCGAGGACGTCGAGTGGCTGATGTGGGTCGACACCGATATGGGGTTCGCCCCGGATTCGGTGGAGCGGCTCGTCGCCTCGGCGCATCGGACGGAGCGGCCGATCGTCGGCGGCCTGTGCTTCACGCAGAAGGAAACCGAGGCCGACGGCTACGGCGGGTTCCGTACCCAGCCGTCGCCGACGATTTTCCGGTGGACGGATGCGGGTGACGGCCGGCAGGGGTTCGTGCCCTGGTATGACTACCCGTCGAATGAGGTCATCCCCGTTGCCGGGACCGGGTCGGCGTTCATCCTGATCCACCGGACCGTGCTGGAGAAACTCGGTGAGGAGGGCCCGCACTGGTATTCGCGGCTGACGAACCCGAGTACGAACCAGCTCCTGTCCGAGGACCTGAGCTTCTGCGGCCGGGCCGTGGCGGCCGGGTTCCCGATCTACGTCGACACGAGCGTGAAGACGACGCACATGAAGACGCAGTGGGTGTCCGAGGCCGACTACCGGTGGGCGGCGTCCCGTGGCTGATCTCGTTGTGATCGTGCCGTCCAGGGGCCGCCCGCACACGGTGGCCGAGATGGCGGAAGCGTTCGAACAGACCTGCACGGCGGACACGCAACTTTGGTTCGCGGTGGACGACGACGACCCGACGGCCGAGAAGTATCGAGCGGCCAGGGCACCCATAGCGCAGGGTGTGCATGTCGTCACCTCGTCCAACGCGTCGATGGTCGACGCCCTGAACCGCGCGGCCGTAAACCTCAGCGTCGGCGCGCCGTGTGCGATCGCGTTCATGGGCGACGATCACCGGCCCCGTACGGTCGGCTGGGATCGTGCCTACCTTGACGCCCTCGCCGCACAGCCGGGCATCGTCTACGGCAACGACCTGATCCAAGGCCCGAACCTGCCGACGCAGTGCGCGATGTCCACGGAGGTTGTCCGGGCGCTCGGCCACATGGTGCCGCCGGTCTTGACCCACCTCTACGCCGATAATTATTGGCGTGATCTTGGTAAGGCGTGCGGCTGCCTGACGTACCTGCCGGACGTCGTTATCGAGCACCTCCACCCGGTCGCCGGGAAAGCCGAGGTGGACGACGGGTACCGGCGGGTGAACGCCCCTGAGATGTACCAGCGGGACGCTGCAGCGTACGAGACCTACATGCGCGAGCACGGCGGCCGGGACGTCGCGGCCGTACGGCAGGCGCTCGCGGAGGTGACGGCGTGATCGCTCTCGTCACCGGCTCGGCCGGATTCCTCGGACGCCACTTCGCCGATGCGTTGGACGAACGCGGCTGGGACGTCATCGCCTGCGACATCGCTGAGGGCAACCTGCACGGCGATGTCCTGCCGATCTTCCAGCGCAGCACGATGCGCTTCGACCTCGTCATCCACTGCGCTGCCGTGTCGCCGCACCGTGCGGCGATCGACGGCCGGGCGCTGACGGTCGGCGCCGGGAACCTCGCCCTCGACGCGGCCATGTTCGAGTGGGCGGCCCGGACGCGGCCGGGCCGGGTCGTGTACTTCTCCAGCTCGGCGGCGTACCCGATCGGCTTGCAGTGCGAATGCGATCCCATCTGGGAGCTCAGCGAGGAAGACATCAACCCGGTCACCCCGGAATCCCCGGATGCGATCTACGGCTGGGTGAAGCTCACCGGGGAGCGCCTCGCCGATGCCTACCGGGCGCAGGGCGGCCGTGTGACGGTCGTACGGCCCTTCTCCGGCTACGGCGAAGACCAGTCCAGCAACTTCCCCTTCGGAGCGTTCCGCGACCGCGCGCTGGCCCGTGAGGACCCGTTCGTCATCTGGGGCGACGGGCAGCAGGTCCGCGACTGGATCCACGTCGACGACATCGTCGGCGCGACCCTCACCGCCGTCGACCACGAGGTGGACGGCCCGTTGAACCTGTGCACCGGCGTCGGCACGAGCATGCGGGAGCTGGCCGAGCTGTTCGCCGCGACCGCCGGATACCGGCCGCACATCGAGCTACGCCCCGACCAGCCCACCGGCGTGGCCTACCGCGTCGGCGACCCGACCCGCCTGCACGAGATCTACACGCCGCGCGTGACCCTCGAAGAGGGCGTCAAGCGGGCGCTGGCCTGACGATGGAGGACCCGATGGACGCTGCCCAGGCCGCCGACCTTATGAGCGTTGGCGCTGGCGTTCCGGTTGGCGAGCGGTCGTTCGGTACGACCGTGTGGCGCGTCGACCGGTGGGACGCCGACCAGACCGCATGGGCGAGGCGCCGCACCGGCGCCCAGCCCGACGCCTACGACTTCGGCGTGCTCGGCGTCCAGCCGTACGAGACCAGCGAGATCGTCGGCAACCTCGTCACGAACGCGGGCTGGACCCGGATCCTCAATCTGCTCACCGGCCAGGGGTCATCGCCGCAGATCATGGACGCCGGACACACTCGCATCGGAGTCGGCGACAGCACCACCACCGAGGCTTA